AAAAATCTAGCCTTCCAACTCTCCGGCATCAGCGCCAGCACGACCCGGACCTTAACCGTCCCCGATGCCTCCGGTAAAATCGCCCTGCAAAGCGAAGCCTACGACTTCTACTACGCAACAGCACCGTCTGGAGCCACAGGCGGCTCTGGCTCCGTATGGGTCTGGAACATTCCGTCATGGAGCACGATGCAAGTGATCACAATGATCGGCGCGGGTGGCGGCGGCGGCAGTGGGCGCGTCGGCGCTTCCGGTGCGGTTTGCGGCGGCGGCGGTGGCGGGGGCAGCGGTTCGTATGGCACGTTCATAACGCGCATTACAGGTGGAGATCAAATTGAGGTGCTCGTCGGCGCAGGCGGTGCAGGCGGTGCGGCGGCTGGCACGGCCATAGGCAACGGATCAGCCGGAACGGAAGGCGGCGACACGTATGTCAAATGGGTAACTCCCAACCTCACGCTGCGGACAAGCTCCTCTTTTGGGGCAGGAGGCGCTGGCGGCGGCGGTGGCAATGCCGTTCTTGGCTCCAATGGAACGGCAGGAGCGGGCTCCTCCGCTACCATACTTGGCACCGGCGGCAACGGGGCTGGGGGCAACGCGGGCAGCTTGGTTGGCAATGCTGGTGGCGGCAGCAACAATAACAGCACGCAAGGCGGACGCGCAGGCGGCTCCATCGACGCAACGCCAACGGCATTCAATGGCGGAACGCTGGGGGGAAGTTCCTTTACAGACGTTCGTGAATCTTTTCTTTTGCCCAGCCTCTCGCCGAAAATCGGCACAGGCGCAAAGGGTGGCAACGCCTCAACAACCGCCAACGCACAAGCGGGAGACAACGCTGGTGGGCTTGGCGGCGGTGGCGGCGGCGGCGGTGCGGCGCTTTCTGGATTTTTAAGTGGCGCTGGCGGCAACGGAGGCGACGGCTTTGTCCGCATCAACTGTTACTGACATGAACTCACTCGCCATCATCCGCGAATCAGACGGCAAGGTTGTGACCTTTGTTCGCCCCGACCAGCCGCAGGGGTGGAAGCCGCCCGCAGGCACCCGCGCCATTCCCGACACCGAGCTTCCTGCCAACTGGGAGCAAGCGGAAGAAGCACCGGAAGCCGAACCGATCACCGCCGAAGAACACCTCAAATCCGTCGGCCTCGGCGGCGAACGCCAGCCCACGTTGCTTTATCTCCGCCAATCCCTCGCCGCCGCCGGCCAGCACAGCCCCGAGCTGGACGCCATCGAGCAATACTTGCAGCAGATCCTCGCCATCTTCGCGTCCGATCCAAGCCCCCGCAACGACTGGCCGCAGCCGCCCAGCACCTTCGAAGCCGCCGTCCAAAGCGCCATGCAAACTCTTAACCCCTTAGTGCCTTAGTGTCTCCGTGAGAACTGTAACTCTTCAGTCTATTTTGTTACGCGCATGGCAACGTGTCGGCAACGACGCCAGCACCATCGACGCCATCCCATCCGGCGCAAGAACCATGATGGTCGCCGCCGCCAACGAACGCATCGCCGACTGCTGGGAGTGGGCCGACTGGCCAGAACTCATGCGCGTCGAAGAACGCACCGTCGAAGGCAATGACACGACCGGCTACTTCATCCCCTACGAGCAAACCGGCGAGACCGCCATGGGGCAAGTGTTTGGCGTCCTAAGAGACAGTCCTGCAACCCACGTTTCGCCTCGCGCCATTGGCTTTACGCTCCTCGGCGACAACGTGCGCTTCCCGCAAAGCACCGACCTGCCAACAACCGTCTGGGTCAACTTCCGCATCCGTCCGACCGAATACAGCGCCAGCAACCTCTCCGCGACAGTTCCCGCCGTCATCGCAAAAGCAGTCGGCTACCTGCTGACATCGGATCTTTTGACCGAAGACGGACAACTGGACAAAGCACTCGCCATGGAACAGATGGCCGAGTCCGAGCTGATCTCGCAGCGCGACAAATACTATTTCCAGCAGGGCCAACCCTCCACATGGACCGCCCGCGTCAACCAATACTAAGTCTATGAACCCAAACGTCAGAACAACAAACAGGGCCAACGGCGTCCGCCTCATCTCGGACACCACGGCTGTCACCGGAAACTTCAGCACCGTCCAAAGCCTCGACGCTCATACCAAGTTTCACACGCTCGCAGGCAACCAGACCAACGTGGCGAACACCACCAGCGGAAGCGCCTATGCGTTCCCTGTCGGCACCGCCATTGAAGGCAACTTCACCGAGATCAAACTGCACGCCGGTGCCGTGCTTGCCTACTTGAAGTAACGCATTTGAGGACCGCGCGATGAGCCTGTCGTATTTTCATCACAACTTCAGCACGACTGAAAAAGGCGTCATCGGCACGGCCACGTCCATCGGTTCCTCAGTGTTCAGCATGCTGCCCCACTTGGAAGCAACCCTCCGCATCGGCGGACTCATCATCGGAATTTTGGTCGGACTGGCCACGCTCATCAGCGTCCTTCACGACATCAGAAAGAAACAGAAAGAACTAAACAAATGAGAAACTGGAAAACGAGCCTCTTAGGGGTTCTCACTATCATCGCCTCACTCAGCACCGCCGGACGCGAGTTCCTCGCCAATGGCAGCATTCCCGACCTCGGCCTTATCTCCGCGAGCCTGCTCGCCGGTTGGGGATTGGTGATGGCGAAGGATAACAACGCCCGCCTCTGACTCCATGCCCGCCCGCGTCACAAAGCTAGTTGCAGTTGCGATCCTCGCCGTGAGCTGGGCTGCTCTTGCGGCTGGGTGCGTAACGGTGGGCTACGACTTCATTAGGCAGCAGGCAACCGTGACCTTCGACGCCAAAACGGTGAAGGAGCCGTCCAAGTAACTCCAAGCTCCCAGCTCCACGCTCCACGCTCACCCATGATCCCCAAAAACCGACCACAGCAAAAACGCGCAGACACCTTGAAGCAGCTCGCTGCTCTCAAGGTGAGCGATCCCGTCTGCCTGGTCGGCATCAGAGGATACTTCCGCGACACGATCGGGGCGGTCGGAAAGAACGATCTTAACCGTTTCGATGATGCCATCATTTTGGTCAGCCCGAATGTGCATGCGGCGTGGAATGCCAACGTCGATCCGTCCCGCCTCGGCTACAACGCCAAGGCCGGCAAGCAAATGGCGCAGCTTGCTCCGGGAGTCTACCGCTACAAACTCGGCAAGCACGGCATCCGCCGCGGCAATCCCTACAAGGCGCTCGTCCAGGCGGGTCCGGTGACAGTGCTTCGCGGGGAAGACAAAGAGACCGGCTACTTCGGCATCAACATCCATGCCGGCGGCAACAACCCACTGCGCACCGAATCCGAAGGCTGTCAAACGCTCCCTGGTCGCCCCGGCCAAGCGGGCAGCCAATGGCAATCCTTCATCTCCCTGGTCGAAAGCGAAATGCGCCGCAACAACGCCAAAACCGTCAGCTACGTCCTGACCCATCCCCGCAAAGACATCTCCTAACTCGTCACTCGTCACACGTCACTAACCACTTCTCCTTATGGCCAAAACAATCGGACAACTAACCCAAGCCACAACCCTCGCATCCGGCGACGAGTTCGTCATCGAGCAAAGCGGACTGACCAAGCGTGTCGCCGCCTCTGTGGTGCGCGGCGGACTGGTCAATGCGGATGTGGATGCGGCGGCGGCAATCGCCTTCAGCAAGCTCGCGGCCTTGGACAGCGCCAACATCCTTGTCGGCAACGGCAGCAACGTGGCGACCAAGGTTGCTGTGACTGGCGACGTGACGGTGAGCAATACCGGCGTCACTACGCTGGCTCGCCCACTTACCTTGGCCACCGCTCAAAACACTACCAGCGGCACCAGCATTGATTTTACCGGCATTCCGTCTTGGGTGAAGCGGATTACGGTGATGCTTAATGGGGTTAGCACCAATGGCAATGACGCCAAAATAATCCAACTCGGAACATCGGGAGGCCTCCAGACTACGGCATACAATGGAGCCAGCACATTTATTGGCTTAAATGCCGGAAACACGCAGGCCGGTCATGCAAACTTTACTTCTGGAATAGGCGTCAATTTTCCGAATTCGGCAAATGTCATGTATGGAAATGTCGTTATTACGCTTCAGAATGGGAGCGACCATACATGGACAGCGCACGGAGTTCTGTCCTTGTCTGACGCAGCTTATACCGGCCTCGTGGCCGGATCAAAAACGCTGTCTGCCGTATTGACGCAGATCAGAATTACAACAACCGGCGGCACCGACACCTTTGACGCCGGTAGCGTCAACATCATGTATGAGGGCTAACATCTAAATGTCCCTCGAAAGCCCCATCCTCAGAGACGGTGATGCCGGATTCGCAGGCTATGCCTCGCGCATCAATCCGGTTACGCTGCCTGCTGGCATGCTCCAGCTCTCGGAGAACATGCGGCTTGATCGTGGCGTGGCCGTGACGAGGAAGGGCGCAAAGCGCATGGCGGATGCGATCAGCGTTGCCAGCTCGCCGCTCACGGTTCCCTTTGTGCTTAACCCTGCGCCCAACGCGCCGATTGTGCAGAGCGTCTACAGCGGCGGCATCTTTGCGGCTTCGGTCTACCGCTCGCCGGATCAGGTGCAGAGCGCGGAGATCGTTGTGCTGGCGGGCGGCGACCGTGCTTACACGATCCTGCTCGACGACAACCAAAGTTTCGCCGGTGTCTGGGCGGGCGGCTTTCTGGTCACTGCCGTCTCACAGGGCAGCGAGGAAATCGTGGACGAGAACGGCGACACCATCGTCATCAGCGTGCTCCCGCAGGAGCTGGGCTACCCGACATCACCGGACGAGGTCATTGAGCCGACCGACACGGTCTCCATGGTGCAGGCCAACGACCGCCTCTACCTCTTCCGCGAAGCCGACGCCTCGCGTCCCGGCTGGGTCATCAAGAACGTGACCACCGGCGGCATCACGGTGGCGTCCACCACGGCGACCGTCAACCTGACCGGCCACGGATTCCCCGCTGGCGCCCGCGTGCGCATCGAGGGGAGCAATGTCGCTGCCTTCGACGGCGTGGAATACGACATCGCCACGTCCTCAACGAACTCTTTCACGATCACTGTGCCGAGCGGCACCGCGACCGACGCCACGACCAGCGGCCGCACCATCCGCCGCGTCAAATGCCCTCTCTACTGGGACGGCATCACCACATCCTTTGTCCGCAGTCCCGCAGGCGTGCCCGCCGCTGGCCCGACCTTCAAGACCATGCGCTCGACGCCTTGGGGAACCTACGTCAACAACCGACTCGTCCTTCCTGACGGCAAGAACAACGTGCTCATCTCGGACATCCTCGACGCCAACACTTACGATCCCTACTGGCAGTCCTTCCGTGCCGGTGCTGGTTCCAATGACTTCGTTGTCGCGGTGCATCCTTGGGTGGAGAACAGCTTCCTCGTCTTCTGCCGCAAGAGCATCTGGTTGGCCGAGGTCAATCAGTTTGCCAGCGTGGACGGCGCCAGCACGGCCATCGACACGGCGCTCAGTAAGCTCACGCTCCTCACCGACGAGGTCGGCTGCGCGGCCCGCCGCTCCATCGCCACGGCGGGGCAGTTTGTCTATTTCCTCAGTGACTCCGGTGTCTACCGCTTGGACAGCCGCCTCGACTTGAAGCTGCGCGGCGACACCAAGCCTCTCAGCGACCCCATCGCCAACCAGCTCGACGACCTCAACGCGACACTCCTCAAGAACTCGGTCGGCCTCTGGTATAGCAACCGCTACTATCTCGCCGTCCCGCTCGCCGGTGCCGACAACAACAACGGCGTCTTCCTTTACAACGCACTCAACGAGCAGTGGGAAACCCGCGACATCTACGGCTTCGGCGTGGATGACTTCGTTGTCGCCACCCGCGCCAACGAGCGTCGTCTGTTCGTCAGCAACAAGGCCGGACGCCTCATGCTCCTCGACGAGATCGAGGAAGGCGACCAGTCGCCCGACGTGCAGGCCGATGTCATCACGCCGGTCCCCGGCCGCATCGTCACCCGCCGCTACGGCATGGGCAGCATGTCAACGAAACGCTTCGTCCGCTCGCTCGCCGATGTCGTCTTACCCAACACCGGATCGGTCACGGTCAAGGCTATCACGATCAACCCCGACGCCACGATCACGCTGGTGCCGGGGCAGACCAACACGTCCGGCTTGGCCGAAGACTACACGCTCAAGCAACCGATCCGCGCCAAGGCACACTACGCCGAACTGGAATTTCTAACCACGGCCAACCGGCCGGAGATCCGCAACGTCAGCATCGAGGCGGCAGGGCCAAGCAACCCGCCGACCGAAACCCGCAACGCCGCCTAACCTCTCTCAACTCTAAACCCTCAACTCTCAACTACTCCAATGGCAACAGTCACCGCATCCTATAACTGGGTCTCAGGCGAGACCGTCACCCCGACCAAGCTCAACTCAACCGCCGCGCCGACTGTCGTTGTCGCTGACAATGAGGTCACGACAGCGAAGATTTTGGACGCGAACGTTACCAACGCCAAGCTGGCCAGCGGCATCGATGCAAGCAAACTCACGACCGGCACGCTGCCGATTGCGCGGATTGCGGATGGTGCAGTGAGTGCGGCAAAGTTGGCGGCGAAGGTTACGTTTCCGAACTATGGCGCAATTTCTACCATCACCTATGTATCGGGGCAAAACTACCAAGCAGCAACGGACGGGTTCATACAGGTTAATGCCTTCGGAAGTTTTAGAAACGGTGTGGCAATACGGGTTGGCCTAACAAGTCCGGCGACACATCTTGTTTGGGTCAGCGGAAACAACGTCAACAGCAACAACTGGTCTGTAAGCTCTGGACTTATTCCGGTGCCGAAAGACGCCTATTACCGCATTGACGATGACAACTCTGCTGGAAACACGGAGTTTTTTGAAACCGTAAACGTGTATTGGTTTCCTGTCATTGCCTAACCGATGACCCCATGGCAACGCGCAAAAGCATGGTGGGACAACCACAGCACGCAAGACTTCTGGGAAGCAGTCGGCGAGCATCTGTCGGCGGGCTATGTGTGGAGCAGCCCAAGCTGCTTCATGCTGGCCAAAGCCTGCCGGTGGAACGCGGAGGAGCAAAACTTTGAACTCGGGGAAGCTAACTGCTGGTTCGTCACTCTGGCTGCTGGCACTGCTGGCACAAACCCTGTGCGGGAGTGTCTGCGCGTGGCGCCGCATCCGCAGACCTATGTGGCTTGGTGCCGCAGGGGGAGCTTTGAACCGCGAGTCTACGATTGGGATAAACTAATTAAGAAAACAGGAGGATAATACTATGGGAGGAAAAGGACCAAGCGCACCCGCGCCACAACCAGTGCCAGCGGCGCCCGCGCCGATCGATTACGATAAGATGGCCGCCGCGTCGATCCGCGTGGCCAACGCACAGATCGCCGCAGAAGAGGAGTCGATTAAGCGGCTTTACCCGCAATACATCAACATGCAGTTTGGGACCGCCGACCAGCTCGCCGGTCGTCTCAACAACGAATACCTCCAGCGCGCTCGCGGCGTTGTCGGCGAGGAGCTGCAAGCGGCCTCCGCGCCGAATGCCATTGAGGCACAGCTCCAGCGGGATGCTGAGTCTGAACTCGCCCTCGGTCGCTCGCTCTCACCGGAGCAGATGCGCGAAGCCTCGCAGTCGGCACGCGCGGCCTTTGCGGCTCGCGGGCTTGGCACCAGCATGGGTAGCAGCGCGGCGGAAATCCTTAACCGAGATGCCTACGGCACCGCACGGCAAGATGCTCGCCGTGGGTTTGCGGCGAATGTGAACCAGATGGATCTTGCGCGCAGGCAGCGGCGGATTGGCCTCGGCGGGATGTATATGGAAATGGACCCATACCGTCAGGCCCTCGGCCCCGCCTTCGGTCTCGGCGGCGATACGCTGCGCACCTCGCAGGGGCAGGTCAGCAATATTTTTGCCAACTCCCTGCAACAGTCCGGCAACGTGGCCAGCTTCAACACGAATATGGGGATGAGCTTGAGAAATTCTGCGCTTAACAACAATGCCGCGATGCAGGCTGCAGGCATGCAGGCCAGCGCGATGAACAATGCCGCAACCATGGGCATGATCGGAAACATCGCCGGTGGAGTGTTGGGCGGCGCAACGTCAGCCCTGCGTTTCAGCGACAAGCGGATGAAGAAAGACATCAAGCCACTCGGCAAGGCTGGCAGCGTGCTTGGACTCACCGCATACGAGTTCAGCTACAAGGGCGATGACAAGAAGCACAAGGGCTTCATGGCGCAGGACGTTGCGAAGGTGCTGCCGGAGGCTGTCGCCGAGGTGGACTACAAGGGCAAGAAGCGTCTGGCCATCAAGCCAGCGGTCGTCGGCGCCGCCCTCGCTGAAGAATTGATGGCTGCCAAGGCGGCTTAATTAGAAAGAGACAAAACTATGTTTAGCTATTCACCCCAAGTTGCCGACAGATCCGGCGAAATTATTGCCGCGGGACAGGTCGGTGCCGCGCAGGCCAATGCCGAAATGATGGGACAGGTGGGACAGGACATCGGAGGAGCGCTGGCGTCCATCGGTGGAATGGTCGGCAACGTCAATCAGGCCAACGCCCAGGCGGACTCGGCTTTCGATGCCATCAGCGCCATCGGCCAAATGTATCCCGGCATGAAAAAGATTTCCTCCGCGCTCGAGGGCATGGACCCGCGCACGCGCCGGCTGGCATCCATGAGCATCCTCGACAACCTTGGGGCGATCTCGCAACTGGGTATCGCCGGCATGAACAACCAGACGCGCACCGCGCAGCAAGGGCTGACGGCGCGGATGCCTGCACAACGCGCCGCGGTAACCGCTCAGGCTCAGGTCGCTGCAGGCCAAGGCCGCGTGACCACGATGCCCTCCAACATCAATCCTGACGTTATCCCCTAATATGCCTCCACGCCGAAACAACCAACTACCGCCGCCGGTTGAGCCGGATCTCCCTGCCATGGAACCCGGTGAGGAGGCCGTGCCGCTTGATGCCATGGACGAAATGAATGGCGTGAGCGGGATGGATTACGACTACGGGACGCCGGACGATGTCTACAACGATGTCGCCGCGGAACCGTTGCCGGAGACGGGCGTGGGCTTTGACTTTACCAAGCTCAACGTGCAGACCCGTGAGGACTTCGATGCGTTGCCGGTCGAGCAGCAGGAATTGCTCAAGGCGATGAAGCGCGGCGTGCAGTTTACACCGGAGGGTGCGGCGCAGTTTGTGATCAAGCAGCAAGAAGCTCGGGCGGAAATGGATCGTAGGGCTGCCATGATGCAGGCCGACCCAGTTCGCCAAGAGCAGACGCGCAAGCTGAAGACTGAGGCGGACGTGCTGGAAGAGAACCGCATGAAGGCGATGCGCAAGACCTTTGAGACGGCGTCATACATGGATGACTTGCTGGAAAAGACCAAGACGCACCCTGGGCGGCAATATGCCACGGGCAAGAGCAGCATCTTGCCGAAGGTTCCCGGCACGGCGCCGGCGGACTTCCAGGTGCTGCTTGACCAGATCGGCGGACAGCAATTCTTACAGGCGTTTGAAACGCTCAAGGGCGGCGGACAGATCACTGAAGTGGAAGGACGCAAGGCGACCGAGGCCATGGCGCGGATGAATCCGCGGCAGAGCGAGGAGGCATTCCTGCAAGGCGTCAATGAGTTTCAATCGATCGTGCGTTCCGCCAAGGATCGCGCCACCGCCAAGATCCAACCCCAAGATTCCCCATCAACGCCGGCCGCCCAAAGCGCGGCCCCGCGTCAGCGTAAAACAGTAGCAGGAACAACCTACGAAAAAGGAGCTGACGGAAGATGGTACCAAGTTCGCTAGACGGATTGACCGACGAGCAGCTCGCCGAGCTGGAAGCGCAGCAGGGACAGCCGGAGATCACCACCGGGCTGGTGGATCGTCTTGCCGCATCCCCTGCTTCGGCTCAGGGATTTACCGATCAGCAGCTCGATGCGCTGCCAACGCTGGCCTCGACGCCGTTTGCCCGCGAGCGTGGCATTGCTTTGCCGCCCGAAGCGCCTGCAGAACCGGAGCCGATGACCGACTATGAGCTGAACCAGCTCGAGGAGGAGAACTACCGCCGCGTGGACTACATCATGCCGCAGGAGGAGTTCCGGCAGTATTGGACGCG